CTGATCCATGATCGGCGGCTACGTTGGCGGCATTGGCACCCCGCTCCACGTTGGAGACGGGATCACCGCGACGCTCACCGTCACGGAAGATGCAGATACCCTTACAAGCTCTGCCGTCCTTGCCCTCAAGGCAGCGCTCGATAAGACCGAAGACGCAGATACCCTCACAGCGGCCGCTGCGCTCAAGATCGTTGCTACGGCAGACGTTACGGAAGATGACGATACCCTCACGGCGCTTGGCATCTATCCCCAGTCCCTGGGAACGCTCGATGTCACGGAAGGCGAGGACACACTTGCCGCTTTGGGCCTGCTGCCCATCGTCGCCAGCGCCGATCTGGTGGAGGACAGCGATACCGCCAGTTCGTATGCTGTCATCTCCAACGTGGCGAGCCTGGACTGCACGGAAGAGGATGACACGCTCACTGCAACCATCCGGTTCGACGATGTTCTGGTAACGGTCCTGAGACCACGTGTGAGCAATATAACCCTGTCTCGGTCATCGCCCTATCAGATCACCGCAATGTTAGGGAGCGCAGATAACATAACGGTATCGCGGACATCGCCCTATCAGATCACGTCAGCACGGCCAAATTACTCAGTCATTACAGCATAGCCATGGAGGATACGGCGATGGCCGAAGCAAAGGCCAAAGATGCAGATGGAACTGCAAATGAAGTGCGCCAGGTTGGACGCCCGTTCAAATCCGGCTCTGAGTGGAGTGGAAACCGTGCGGGACGCCCAAAGGGATCGCGCAATAAGCTTGGCGAAGATTTCCTCACAAAGCTTCAGGCAGACTTTGCCGAGCACGGTGAGAAAACCATTCAGCAGGTGCGCGAAGAGCGCCCGCATGAGTACCTAAAAGTCGTCGCGTCAATCTTGCCGAAGGAATTGAACGTCAGGACCGACGCCCTTACCGAGATGAGTGATGAGGATCTCGCAGCCATCCTTGGAGCAGTTCAGTCCGCAATCCTTGCAGGCGTTTATACGCAGGCTGGAAGCGGAGACGAAGCGCCGTCGCGACACTAACCGGCTTAAATTCTACGCGCCTTACGATAAGCAGCGGGAGTTTCATACTGCAGGGGCCACGTACCACGAACGCCTGTTCATGGCCGGAAACCAGCTCGGCAAGACATGGGCAGGCGGCTATGAGACGGCAATGCACCTGACGGGCCGCTATCCAGATTGGTGGGAGGGGCAGACGTTCGACAAGCCGCCGATCATCTGGGCATCAGGCGTAACGGGTGAAAGCACGCGCGATAATCCGCAGCGTGTTCTTATCGGTGATCCGCCGAAAGAGGAAAGCTGGGGAACGGGTACGATCCCGAAAGACTGTCTTCTGGATTACGGGCGGGCGATGGGTGTTCCGAACCTGCTCGATAACGCCATCATCCGATGGGGCGGCGGCGGAGATGTGCAGGCCGGTGAAGCGCTGTTGTACTTCAAGGCCTACGAAAAGGGCCGCGAGAAGTGGCAGGGGCCAACGATTGATGCGGTCTGGTTTGACGAAGAGCCGCCGCTCGACATCTACACGGAAGGGCTGACGCGTACCAACCGGGGTCAGCGCAGCCAGTTCGTCTACATCACGTTTACACCGCTGCTTGGCATGTCGGATGTGGTTTCGCTTTTTCTGCTTGAGCAGAAATGAGGTTCTACGAAATGAGAGTCGCTCAGCGGGGCAGAAAAATAAAAATCTACAGGAGAGGACGTTGAGCCGTCACGTCGTCTCGATGACGATTGATGATGTGCATCACTACACGGCAGAAGAGAAGGCCCGCATCATTGCGAGCTATCCGCCGCACGAACGGGAAGCCAGAACCAAGGGTATCCCTACGATGGGCTCTGGCCGTGTGTTCCCTGTTGAAGAAGACCGCATCAAGTGCGATCCGGTCGCGATTCCAAAGCATTGGGCACAGATCATCGGGCTTGACTTCGGCATCGATCACCCGTTCGCCGCAGCGCGGCTTGCCTGGGATCGCGACGCTGATTGCGTGTATGTCACTCACGGCTATCGCCAGCGCGGCGGTTATGAGAACGGCGAATGGACGGGCAATCCGGCCTATCATGCCGCGCAGATCAAGGGCTGGGGTGAATGGGTTCCTGTTGTCTGGCCGCACGATGGTCTGGCACAGGACCGGCAATCGGGTGAACGCCTTGCCGATCTCTACCGCAAGCATGGTCTCAACATGCACGCGGAGCGCGCGACGCATAGGGACGGTTCAAACGGTGTCGAAGCCGGTATCATGGACATGCTGGAGCGCATGCAGACTGGCCGCTTCAAGGTGTTTTCGACGGTCGGGGAATTTTTTGAGGAAATGCGCCTTTACCACCGCAAGGACGGCAAGCTTGTGAAAGAGCGTGACGACTTGATCAGCGCTGTCAGGTACGCCGTAATGATGCTGCGCTATGCGGCAACGGAGCCCGTAGCATGGGATTTTGCAAGCATAGGCCCCGGCGTTGGCGACTGGATGGGTGTATGAAGGACATCACGCAAACCGTTCTCACGCATTTGCTGGCAGCGCATCCGAACGCGGAAATAGTGGAAATTGACGGCAACCGGATCGTGCGCGTTCCCATGTACGACATCGCCACGGATCGCGCTTGGACCGAAGAGCGCCGCATCGTTTCCGATCCCGATCAGACGCCGATGGGTACTCTGCCCGTGCTCAATGTGCGCAAGGGGGAGAAGTTCAACCCAGAAGGTGAGGCGCGCGAAAGCCCGCTTGGCCATCTCTATCGCATTGTGGGCTGGACTCCGCCGCCAAAGGACGACAAGGACTAGATGGAAGACATCGTCAAGGAAGCTCGCGAGGCCATAGAGATTTCAGCCGACTTCGACCGGGACAACCGGAAGGAGGCGATGGAGGATCTGCGCTTTACGGCTGGCTTCCAGTGGTCGGACGCGGCGCGCGCCGAGCGCAAGGACCGGCCTATGATCACCATCAACAGGTCAAGCCAGTTTTTGCGTCAGGTATCGAACCCGATCCGGCAGAACATGCCTACCTTGAAGGTCGAGCCTGACGGCAATGAAGACTCTGACATGGCGGAAATCGCTAATGGTCTGTTCCGGCGCATTCAATACAACTCGTCCGCCTCGCACGTCTACGCCAATGCTGTCGAGCATATGGTGGCCTGCGGCATCGGCTGGTTCCGCATCCTGTCCGACTATGCCGATGATGACAGCTTCGATCAGGAAATCATGATCAAGCGCATCTTCAATCCGCTGAGCGTGTTCCCTGACCCGTCCGATCTTGAGCCGGCGCGCGACAAGATGAATTGGTGTCTGGTTTCCGAGATGTGGCCAAAGGCGGCCTTCGAGAAGCGCTGGCCCGGCAAGGTGCCAAACAGTGTCGAGGTTCCCCAGGCCAGCGGGTCCGGGTCCGGCATCAATTGGGGCTCCAGCGATCAGGTCCGCGTTGCCGAGTTCTGGAAGCGCACGGAAGTGCAGCGCACGATCGCCAAGCTTACCAACGGGCAGGTGGTCGATATCACGGACATGCCGAAGCGGCAGATGGAGTTCCTCAAATCAAATAGCATGATCGCCGGAACGCGCCCTACCAAGGGCTACAAGGTCACGATGACGCTGGTGTCCGGCACGGATGTTCTTGACGAGGTCTATGTCTGCCCGTGCAAGTGGATACCCATCATTCCAGTGGTCGGGGCGGAAATCCCGTTGGAGCAGGGTGTGTACCGGCATGGCCTGATCCGGTTCCAGCGTGAGCCGCAGCAGCTCCATAACTACTTCATGTCGATCGCGGCTGAAACCTTGGGGCAGCAACCCAAGGCCCCGTACATGGTGACAGCCAAGCAGATCGGGAAGTTCAAGAGCCTATGGGATCGCGCCAACAAGACGGCGACGCCCTATCTGCCCTATGAGGCAGATCCTGATGTGCCAGGTGGGGCACCGACCAAGATCCCGCCGCCGCCGCTGCCAACTGGCCTCATTCAAATGGCTCAGATGCTGTCGGACGACATGAAATCCACCACCGGCATCTACGATGCGGCGCTCGGCAACAGGTCGAATGAAACGTCAGGGGTTGCCATTGGAGCGCGCGTCGAGCAGGGCAATCAGGCCACATACCATTTCACTGACAACCTCGAGCACAGCCTCGAGCACGCTGGCCGCGTGATCCTCGATATGATCCCGAAAATCTACGACACCGAACGAACGTTGCGCCTGATGGGCGAGGATGGCACGGAAACGGAGATGGAGATCAACAAACCGGCTGTTTCGTATGCCGGCGAGCAGATGATCTACAACGACCTGACGCAGATGAAGCTTAAATCTGTCCGGGTGATCATGGGGCCGTCTTACGCGTCGCGCCGCCAGGAGGCCGTCTCCCAGCTTACGCAGTTGATCCAGGCCATGCCGCAACTTGGCCAGATCAGCGGCGACATCATTGCGCGCAATATGGACGTTGAAGGGGCGGAGGAGCTGGCACAGCGCGCCAAGGCGCTTCTCCCGCCGCAGCTTTTGCATATGGAAGATCCGCAGGCCGTTGCGGCACCTCCGCAAGACCCCATGGCTGAGATGCAGGCCCAGGGTCAGGCACAGGCCATGCAGTTTGAATTGCAGAGCGCCGAGGCGACCGCTTCCCAGCAGCAGGCCAAGGCCGAACAGGAAGCCGCCAAGGTTCAAGGCGTGCATCTCGATAATGCGTTGAAGTTGAAGAAGTTGCGTGAGCCTACACAACAGCCGCAGCGGCCTGAGTTTGGCCGGCCAGCCGGACGTTAAATCAAGAGGACAATATGGATCTTACCATTCCGGCGCCGCAAGGCAGCACGGACACCGCCGCGTCGCAGGTTACGGCGCAAGACGTGCAGACGACAACTCCGCAGGCGGAAACGCCCGCAGGACAGCAGCCGCAGGCAAAAGAGCCCGCAGGAGCCCAGGACCAGACCGCGAGCGATCAGACCGATCAATCGCAGGACGATGACAAGCCAAAGACGTGGAAGGAAAAGCGTCAGGAACGCAATCGGCAGCGCTGGCAGGAATACAAAGAAGCCAAAGCGGTCATTCCGCAACGGCTGGCCATGCTGGAAGGCGAGGTTGCGAGACTGCGTCAAACGTCCCCGCCGGATTTCTCACAGATCGTAGACCCAACCGAGGAATTGGCAGAGCGCACAGCCTGGAAAGTCCGGCAGTCGCAGGCGGAAGACACGGAAAAGCGTCTCACCCAGGAGCGTGAACGCGCCGCATTGGAAGATCAGCAGCGCATGAAGGATGCGTGGTCTGAGGCCGTCGAAGATGCGCGCGACCGGATGCCTGATTTCGATCAGGTCGTCACAAAGGACACGCCCATTCACGCACGGGCTGCACCCTACATCGTGGAAAGCGATCTGGGTGCTGAGATCGCTTATTGGCTTGGCAAGAACCCAAACGAGGCCCGGGCACTTTTCAACAAATTCGAGTCTGCACCCAA